GGTTCAGCACGCCGAAGATATGCGGGGAAACCGCAAGTCCCCCGACGTTCTGTCTGCCGGAAGCGCTTTTGCTGTAGCTGTAGTTGCCGATCGTCTCGCTTCCTTCCCCGTCTGCCGCCTCATTCTCCCACGCGTCCAGAGAACCGAACGAGCGCTGGATGAACTCCATCTGGTACACCGTAGCCTTCTTGACGCGGGTGAACAGTGCATTGCCCTCAGCAAGTTCAAACCGCTCCACAGCGCGGAACGTGAGGGCATCGACGATGTCGGACGCACGCTCGGCCATGGAGGCGAACTCTTCCTCGGTGATGGTGGTACTGCTCATGCTGTCGTAGAAAGCCTTGTCGATGTATGCCATTTACTTCCTCGCTTTTGCCTTTGGCTTGGGCTCTGCCTTGGGCTTGGTTTCCTTCGGCAATTCCTTGAGGGGTTTTGTCACCTTGTAGGTTTCATCGCACTCACCTTCCAAGATGTAGCCCTCAGCAATCGCCGCCTGTGCTCCCTCGAGCGTCTCCCTAGCCACATGGTCGTAGGGAGACTTGCTTAACAGGAACATCAGGTTTTAATATCACCGGCTGCGAGTACCTTCTCGTAGGAGCTCACCACAAGCCCGGTGGTCGCGTTGTAGGCCACGACGGTCAGATATTGGCCAGCAGTGGCTGCGATGTCGGCTCCGCTGGTGTAGTCTTCATCATCCAGAGCAAGGGTGGAAATGTGCACATCCTTGAGGGCGGTTCCACCGATGGAAGTATCGGTGAGCTTGTAGCCCAGATTGTTGCCGGTTCCTGCGGTAGCGGTTGCCTTGGTTCCTGCAGAGGTTCCTTTCGCAACGGTCACGCTCAGTGCGCTGGTGCCCGGCTGGAAGCTAATCCGCATGCTGGGAATCTTCGCGCTGAGAACGATGAGGGTGTGGTACAGGCGGAACATGATGGACCATCCGCTGAAGCTCTGGTTGACGGCAGGCTCGATGACCTTGACCTCGTCACCCTTGACGACGCCCTTGAGGGCTCCGCGGGGAGCGATGATCCAGTTGATCTTACCGGCAGTCGTAGCGGCGGCGAATCCGAAGGTGGACGTACCGTCGTTGAAGGTGTAAGCGGTCCGCATGCGGGAACTCGGGACGGGGATGATCGGCATGGAGTCGAGTCCCTTCACCTTGGTTGCTACGCCGTTGATGTTGGTCTCAAGCACCTGCAGAATCTTGTCCATCTCAGAGCTCTGGGAAAGCACACCGTATGCCTGTCTGCTCATGTAACAGATAAGCGGGGAGGTCTCTCCAACGGTGTCCTGTACGGCAGTCATATCGTCCTGCAACTTAGTGAGGATGTCACTCTTATTGGGTACGTAGGTTGCCATCGGGGCAGGGGTTAAGAGCAGTGATGCACCGGCTACGGAGCTGAACACCTTCGCATAGCGATAGGCGTCAATCTCGGGGTCGGTGTTCTCTTCGCGCAGTACCTTGACGGCGTTGGCGACGGTGTCAACGAAGTTGGTCTCGTCCACATCGAACTTGTCGATGTTCAGACGGATTGCCCGATCCTTATCGAAGGCGTAGGTCACCCAATCAACATCAATCGCCCCGGTGGGGTATCCGGTGGCGCGGTCGTAGTTTCCCAGTCCAGAGGTGGTGATGGTGGCCAGCTTGATGGTGGACCCGCCCTCGTACTTGATGTCGGCCGCATCGGCCTGCATCGGTGCCGACGTGAGAGTGGCGACGAGCGCCTGGTCAATCACGGGGCTGAAAATAGTTGCGTAGTTTACAGACATTTCTTTGCTTCTCCTAGCTTGTCTTGATTCCCAGCTTGCTTGCGAACTGCGCCTGTAGCGCCGCTTCGCCTGTCAGCGGGGTTACTCCCGACGGACCGCCGAAACTCGGCTTGTTAGTCGGTGTGGTCTCGGTCTCGAACAGATACGCATTGTCCTTCTGTATGGCCTCGAGCTGTTCCTTCAGCCCTGCGATGGTTCCGTCCTCTCCAAGCACAATCTTGCTCTCGTCGAGCAGTGCACGTGCGGCCTTCAGGTTCTTGGCCTTGGCCTTGGAAAGTTCGGTCTCAATAGCATGGTTCATTCTCAGCTTCTTGACCTCGGTCTCATGCGTCTTCTTCTGTTCCTCAAGTTGGGTCTTCAGGGTTTCCAACTGCTTCTTCTGTTCCTCGGTGAGCGTGGAGCCCTTCTTCAATTCCTCGAGCTGCTTGTTGGTCTGCTCAAGCTGGGATTTGGCCAGCTTCTCGGCCTCGGCCAACTCGTTGAACTTGCTCTTGGGAATCCATGCCTCGGGGAGAATCTTGTTCAATTCGTCCTCGACCTGTTCCTCGGTGAGCGCCGCGTCCTCTCGGATCTTCTTCAGCAATTCCTTCAGTCCCTTCAGTGCCATGGTGTCCTCCATGCGGATTTGTATGCCGGTCGCCCCGGCCTAGGAGTAGGGCGAGTATGCAGTCGCCCGTCTGCACGTACAGTGTGCCACAAAAAGCAAGGGTACGAAAGTACCCCGCGGTTAGACAAACGTGGGTACAAAAAAAGACACCCGTTAGGGCGCCTTACTTGGAATCGGTTTTCTTGGGTGGCGGGCGGAACTCAAGGATCTGTGCCTTGAACTCCTTGTACCCCTTCACATACTCGTCGATAAGCAGGCCGCACTTGGTACAGTACAGCCTACCATCGCTACCGATGCGCATACCTCCGTAGAAACCGTCGCATCTGCAGTACTTGGTAAACTTGTCCATGTCACGAGCATATCACTGCACAGCTGGTTGCGCCACTGGTTTCTGTGCAGCCTGCTTTTTAGCCTTGGCAAGGTGCTTCATGAACCGCTTCTGGATGCGCATATACTTGCGAATCGTGCGGTTATTCACCTTGTCGTGCTTCTTGCTCCACGCGATGACCGCGCTACGCAGCGAGGTGATCATGCCGAGTTGCCATACATACAGGACCTTACTCTGCTTCTCGAACTCGACAGGTGTCAACGGTTCGAACACGAACCCCGTACTCCCATCGCCCTTGAACTTTATCGAAACCCTAAAATCAATCTGTTTCACTTCACCCTCCTAGGTGTATATCTGCTCCCGCGGGTACTGACGGGTGAACCCGGTATCCGCGATGAATCCTCGCATCTTCTCTTGATAGTCGCGCACCCTTTGATGCGCTTGTGCCGCCCCGGCCTTATCCCCGCCTGCCGCGCATACCGACTCTTCGCGCTTAGCAGCACGGATGTTGCGCTCGAGATAGCGTTGCTGTTGGGTCAACTTGTAGGTCTTCTCGTTCTCCCGCTGTCCGGGGATGGTTTGCGACTGCTTGGAGAGACCGGGGAAATAGGGGAAGAAACTGTGACGACAATTGATCCCGCAAATTCCGTCAGGCTCTCCGTACCCGGTAGCGACTGCAAACAGCTCGTACCCCGGCGTCTTGCCGTGGAGCGAGTAGACCTTGCCCTGCCAGATGGCGTGCTCGGGTCGAGATCCTTCATGAGCCGAGACCTCCACCAAGTCGCACTCGTACTCGTCACAACGGCCCATCGTCATCTCAGCCGCCGCTTGGTTCACACTGGTTACCACGTCGCGCCTGACAGCGACTTCGAGTGAGGTGCGTGTCATCCTTCCAGCCTTGGACACGTAGGTCACGTATGCGCCTTGTTTGCCCATCTCGCGCACCGACAGCTTCACCGCCTGATCCAGGCTAGTCGAGCCGGTGAGCGTCTTCACGTAGGCCGAGTTGACCGCGCTGGTCCATATCTCGCTGGCCGCTTGGAGGGCCTGCGTGTTGGTGAGGTTCAGACCTGTCCGTGCGTTTGCGATCGCGGCCTTTGACAGCTGTTCGAACACCGACGACTTGGAAACCTCGACGAATGTGCCGGAAGCAATCTGCGCCTTGACCGATGCAATCTGCGCGAGCACCATGTCGTCCTCTTTGCCAGCACCAAGCATCGCCCGGATGATGGAGTCTTCCAATTCCGGCTGGATCTGTCTGCTCTTGCGTCGAAGGAGATCAGTCAGCTTGCCTTCGAGCCTACCCATCTGCCGAAGCTTCTCAGTTCGCCATGCAATCGGGGAGATGGAAGCATTCGAACCTTTGGCCAACTCACGAGCAATGGCCGACACCATTTCGGTCTCGACCTCTGCGTAGATGCGGTTTATCTCGGTCTCTAGCGCAAAGAGCACAGAATCATCAAGCATTGCTTACGCTCCAAAGAATCCTTGCACGACAGGCGTTTCTGCTTTAATCCGCTCCATCTCCGCAAGCGCCTGCGTCTCGGTCATGCCCCGGTACTCCATCAAGTAATCCAGTTTCGATCGAAGGCCCGCTGATACTTCATTTTGTGCATTGATGCGATCGGTCTCCTCATCTACGAGGATGCTATCGCCGAAGTCAAGCCCGAGCAGGATGTCATCAGGAATCGCCTCGATGCCGTAGAGCTGCTGTACCGCCCGGATGTTGTCGATGAGCTCGGATACGAACGGCCTGATCATCTGATCCTGAATATCAACAATCGTGCCGTATGTGTTCTGCTGCTTGGTGCGCACCTCGGTAGCCGTAACCGCCTGCGCCGCCTGGTCGTACACATATGCCCCCGCATCCAGGTGGCAGGCCATGCAGATGAGCGAGAGCTGCGTCTTGAGTGCTGCGTTCAGCTGGTCAACCCGTAGCTGCGGACTGTACGGTTCCAGCAGGTCCTTACCTTCGACAGAGGATAGCTTGCGATATAGACGCCGGTCCAGCTGATTGAGCTTGTCGCGCCCGGTTGCCGGGTCGATCTCGATCATGCTGTCATCAACAAAGACAGCAGCCTTTCCCGCTTCAATCTCCCAGCAGAGCGTAGTATATACCCTGTCCAGCTCTTCCAGCATGCCCATCGCATCGCGGAACAGCGACGTGCCTTGTGCCGATGTAAAATCTTTGTTGTTCGCCCAGGGCGTAGCCATATACGTGAATGGGCATATCTCTCCGGTGATGCCGACCACCGGCGTGATCTCTGCCCATTGCGGAATCGCGGTTAGCGACACCTCGGTACCGAGCTGGCCCTCGGTTGCGCTCTTATACAGCTTTGTCCCAATCGTCCATCCGCCTTCTGCCGGCTGGATGCTTTCCAGTTTTGTCCATACGGTTTTGACATTGCTTTCGATGCGCACAATGCGGTCGATGAGCACCACGCCGGTAAGCTTCCTTCCGTCCCATGCGGTGGGAAGTGCCATATCTGCGGTATACCAGCCGATGCGAACTTTTCCTGCTTTCTGATCATACCAAGGCCTGGCAACGACCCCGCCC